TGAAGGTTGGTAACCATTATAGCCATATCCTTCTGTAGCCATTAGTCTATTTTTTTCTGCTTTAAATTCTGCACCACCAAATTTTGGTTTAGGTCGGTTACTAGCAGACCAAGCACCAAATAACATTTTTGCTGCATTCACAACTGCTATTGGTATTGCAGTTGCAGGGTTAAGCAGTGTTATAAGAGCGGTTCCTGCACTAAAATAATCTTTGTTTTTTATGCCGTCATATATACCGTAGATACTTGCAGCTTGACCAAATACTTTCATAGCAGAAGCTCCTGACGAAGTAGCTGTAGATCCTGCACCTTGACCTGCCAATGAAGCTGGAGGAGCAGAGCTTAAACCAATACTGCCTTGTGTTGCAAAATTTGAACCGGCTGAACTAAACATACCTCCAGCTTGCCCCGCTAAACTTGTACCAAAAGGAGTGGCATAAGTAGCTAAATTTACACCTGACCCTAGATACGAACCGACTGGCATAGGCCCACTAGGACTTCGTACCTGTGTAGCTCCTGCTGTTGTAGTATTTTGACCAGCATAGGGATCTCCAAAATAAGATCCATATAAATCTCTAATTTTTCCTTTTACGTAACCATATCCTTCAGAAGCTAAAGTACCCAATCCTGTATCAGGCATATAAGGATCAGCACCATAATCATTCATCTTATCTTTAGTTGCCTCTTCTATTGCATCTGTTTTTGTTCCACTTAAATCTATTTTATCTGCTTGTTCTAAAGTCAAACTAAGAGGATCATAAGAAGCATCTACAGTAGAGGGGGGAGTCCCACCATACACGTTAAAACTTTTAAATTTTGATTGCAGCATGTCTGCTAAAGATTTTGGATCTTCTACTTGAGCTCCTGTTTTTTCAAAACCGGATAATGGTAATGGATCTAGATTAAGACTTATCTCTGCCTGATTTTGTTCATCAATAATATTAGCTTTTGATGGATCTACCTCATCAGGAGTTACGCTTTCTTGTACAGCTAATCTTTCAGCTTCACCTACTTCTTCAGAAAGTGAACCTAAAGGAACACTAATATTAGGATTATCTAAATCTACTGCACCAGAATCAAATCTATTTTCAAATTCATCGTTGCGATTGACGGCCATTCTTTTTCATTTCCTTGAAGTTATCCTTCAGTTTGAGGAGCATTTCCAGTAAACCCGCTTTCCCCTGCAGCCGGTACACCTCCAACTCCGATGGTGCCACCACCAGTGCCGTTAAGGTCTGCTTGTGGAGGTCCTTCAGGTAGTCCTCCAACACCTCCCATTCCATCTTGTCCTGCCCCAGCAGCGGGGCTAGGGCCTTGAGGGGCTCCTTGGGCTTCTTCAGGTTGTTGGGCATCTTGTAATCCTTTGAGTATTTCAGCGTATATCTGTGCTTCGTTTACATCGTTTACTAAGCTGTCAGGGTCAATATCCTGTGATATAGCCAGTTCTTTTAACAGGTTTGGTATCTTAATAAATGGTGCAAGCATCGGATTAGCTACAGTTTGTAATAACATAGTTAATCGTTGTGAACGTACTTCTTTTTGCATTACAGAAGCAGCTCCTTTTGGTTTAATTTCAAGATCACCAATTATATCTGGATTACTATCATTAAACTGCATGTTCCATTGAAAGAAAGCCTCTCCCATGGGTTTAAGTAGATAATCATCTATATTTTTAATAACTGTTTTTATAGATAATCCTGAAGAACCAAGCAACATAGATAGTCCTGCTGCTGTTCTTCCTGTGCCTGTTACTCCCGTTTGACCATGCATAATGCTTGGTATACCTGTCTCCTCATCAGCAAGTTGCCTTGCTTTGTCATACATTTGTATGTTTTCGCCAGCAGTACTAGGAAATTTTATGCCGTTTACAGCGGTTCCAGTAACTCCTGACTGTCTTCTAAACACTTTTCCGGGAAAAATGTCATAATTTTGTCCGGGTACAAGTGATGTCTCATCTACGTCAAATACAAGATTGCCAGCAAGTGCTAAATTATCTATAGCCATGCGTACATGACCATTCATTAACATTTGTGCATCTTCCATGTTTTCTGGTACACCTACACCCCAGATTTGGTATGGGCTAAGTTCGTATGGAAAAGCATAGTATGGCATTCTTTCTGGAGTAAATGGATTAGCACAAGCTCTTAGAACTTGACCTCCAGAAACCCAGATATTTACCTGTGCTTGATCTAGTGGGTCTAACTCATCTGCACCTTCTATGTTCATTTGTTGAGCTATGGTTGCATCAAGTATTCCCCAATATTCTAACACTTCATACCGCTCTTGTTCAGTGTACGGCTCATTTTCATCATCACGAATTGTATCTTCAAAATACTTTTCCTGATAATTACCTCCACCGGCAATAACCTCTCTTACTGCTTCAGGATCAAACATAGGCATATTCATAAGACTACGTAATTGAGAACGATTCATTTTGTGACGTTGTATTACATATTCACAATCATTTATATGTGTTGCAGATGGGTCTGGGTATACATCCCAAATGCTCACAGCTTCAATGCGTGGTACAAGTTTATCATAAGGTTCGTATATTCTACCCTCTGGTGTATCTTCCCAATTGTGAATAATTTTACCAAAGTTAAATGGTCCTTTAATTATTCCTGTACCTAACAAAGCAGACTCAAATATAGCATGTCGTAAAACATTAACTGCATTACTATCAGTAAGTTGATCTTGAATAACTTTTTCCATTGCCAATGCAGAAGATTGGGCAGGAGAAATTTGAGGTTCTCCTATTCTAGAAGGACCTTCAGCTATAGGAGCATCTGGGCCAAACTTATCAGCCAAAGAACCTAAAAAATCAAGATTAGGTGGGGTTGCTCCCACTGCTCCCGGAGGTAAGTCTCTACCATCTCCATCAAAACCAAAAGGATCTGCAGGAGTCTGTTCTTCCATTTGATCAATTGGCGTTTTTAAATGGGCAAAATCTGCAATTCCTTCAGGGATTGGAGTAGACTCTACATTTATTGGAAATTTTTTATTAGCAAATAAAATATCTACAATTTGACCGTATGCAGCAAGTACTTTAGTCTTGGTTATTTTTATAAATACCTTAGACTTTTCTGTGCTTGTATATTGTGTAGAAGAGTCATACACTCCCCTAAAGTTTTTATACGCTTTTAACCAGCGTTCTTCATGGGACTGCCTACCATCTTCAGCAGTTCTCATACGTTCTTGAATTAGCCCTACAACTCCAGAACTTTCAGACATTTCTTCTGTTAAATCAATTGGATCAGACATACTGTTCCCTCTATATTATGGTGTGTACTTTGAAGCACCCATTACTGTACCTAATGCACCTGTTTGGTTAGATGATACAGATTTAGAATCCTGTGTTGATTGAAATGGTCCACTGATAGTACCTGCGTTAGCACCAGCAATGCTTCCATCTAAACCTTCACGATGTAATGAGCTTTCGTTAGCTTCATTCATTGCACCTTGTTTACCCATCTGACCCATTATGTAACCAGATTTGTATGCACCCTTTACTCCTTGTGGCATAATTGCCTCCTTTTGGTTGGTTGTTGTTAAAATCCGAGATTTTCCATCTCTTCTGCTTGTTTTATAAATCTAGCTCTATTTATAAATTCTTGATCTTTTTGTGAATCTAATTCTTTTACATCACGAGCTCTACGATCTATTTCTGCAGGAATATAACCTGCCTCTGGTGATCCCGGTGCTACCGCAAATGTCTCTCTTTCTTCTGCTAATTTTTCTTTCTTTTTTTCTGTTGCTTCTCTTTGTTCTATCATTTCTTCTTCTGTACCTAATCCTAACATAGGAGCGTCTACAGGTAATAATACACCAGCCCCCTCTGCTGCAACAGTCGCCCCCTTTACCATAGCTTGATTAGCTAAAAATCCACCCCATGCTTCTTCTGCAAAAGCTTCTTTAGGTTTAAGTGCATAATCAACAGCAAAATATGCGGATAGTCCAGCACCTGCTGCTCCCGGAGTTTTCTTTGCAACTTTTAAAGCTTTCTTTTTAAGTGCCTCTTTTTCATTGTATTTTTTAATTTCTTCTTTAATAAAATCTTCTGTTTCTACATCTAATTTTTCTTCTACATTTTTAAGTTTGCCTGTTTTAGGATCAATCTCTATGCCTTCTTCTGCTCCTGCTTGAATGTCTCTACCCACCTGTAAACTTTTTTGTGTAGTATCTAAGAGTGTTGTTTGGTCTTTATTTGCAACACTAAGATCAATAGATTTTTTACTTTCTACTCGTGTATTAGCTATATCTGTTTGTGTAGACTTATTTACTTTAATAGCAACGGCATCACCGCTTAGATTTTTTGTATCATAAATGTGTGACCATTCAGCTGGAGCATCTATTTGAAGTTTAGCAGCTAAATGCCCAGAGGTAAAGTTTCCTTTTTTATCTACAGCACCAATAGCTTCAGCCATAAACCTCTCAAACAATCTCGGAACATCATCTACAGTTATAGCTCCTTTTGTTACTTCAGTTCTTTTTGCGTAGAATTTTGACATAACTTTAAAGAGGGTATTATCTACAGCCCCATCTGTTTTATGTCCTAATAATTCATTAGCATATCCCATAAGGCTTTGTCTCATAGCTAAATCATCAGTTTTATTAGCAACTTCATTAATTAGTACAGATGCAAATATTCTACGTAAATCTGTATAGTTATTAGGTTTTTTACCAAGTTTATCAAGAATTTCTTGGGGATAATTAGAAACCCCATTGGTATTATGTATATTGTCCCTAATAAAATTTTGTAATTTTAAAGGTTTTATACCAAACAAATCTCCGCCAGTTCCAACAGACTTAGCTTGTTCATCTAATAGTAATTTAAACAATGGACCAACTTTGACTGTAGGAGGAAGACCTTTTCTACCACCCAATTGCCTAACACTAGCATCATCTGTAGGATTGTTAATTACACCATTTTCATAATATGGGCGAATTAAATCAGAAATTAACGTGGCTGCATTTTTATCAGTTTTCATATTCATTAATGCTTCAGACCTTTGACCAAACAATGCTGCAAATACAGCACGTTTCATTTGTGGGTCTTCTACCTGACTTACTTTTTGTAAAATAGTTTGGACAACCTCTATACCGGGAATAGCTCCTGTAAAAATTCTAGTTCCAAGTTTTAATTTACCTGTTTTAAATATAGCATTACTTTTTATATTATCTATATCTCTACTAATTCCTAAACCTACAGAACCAACATAATTTTTTTTCATCCAAGAAGATTGTAAACTTTTGTCTGCTAAATATGTGTCTAAAGAAACATTGCCTACTTTTTTTACATTATCTATTAATGTTTTATATCTTTTTTTACTTCTTTGAGTTTGTTTTTCTCCTGTTCTAGCATCACCAAAAGTTTCCTGCAATTTTTGCATTTTTTCTAAATCTTCTTTTGGTACTCCAGCTGCAGCCCAAGCTTTTACATCATCGTGATAATATCCTTGAGCATACAATCTAGCAACAACACCCTCTTCTACTGTAATTGTACCGTTTGCAATTTTAGATTTTAATTCATCTGGAGTAATAGCTACGCCATCTCTAAAAGCAATATTGTACATTGCTCTTAAACCCTCTAAAGAATCTTGTAAATCTTGGGATAGTTTTATTGTAACTTCAGCCATCAGTATCCAAATACCTCATTTTCCGGCACATATCGTTGCATCTGCCTACTAGAATAATATGGTGTACTTGCATTGTGCAAAGATCTCACCATCATCATATATCTTAACGCATCATATGCGTGATCGTCTGCTTTTGTATCTACATCCTCTGGATTATTTTTAGATAGAGGCAATGTAGGTAATGTTCTTACTAAATTAGTGCAATTTTCCATAATTCTTACTCTTGGTTGTCCTCTACTATCACAAGCTAATCTTCTATGCACTTCTATCTTTCCTGCTAGTCTGTTTCTGTCTGATGGAACCCATCTACAGCCTTTTCTGTTCATTGTTTCTGCTATACTAGGCCCTAACCCTGTTCTGTTCCAACAACTTGCATCTAATACGGATATTTGCATATTTGGGTCGTTTCTTTCTAATTCTAGTATTAAATCACCGAGAGCTTCACCGGTTTTGTTCTTTATATACAATTCTCTATATATCCAGATGTTGTTATCCCAGTCTATAGCACCCCAAAGAATACAAGAAGGACTACTGTAGCCGTAGTCTCCGGCACGTACCCTAGCCCAACCATCAGGAGGGTCAAAGGTTTCCACCACATGTAGCGTTCTGCTAAATTCTGTAAAAGCTGCTCCCTCTGCGACATCCCAGTCTCCTTCTAATAGTCTTTTTCGTTCTACTTCTGGTAAGGAAAGCAACATAGCTTCGTATTGACCATCTATAGCAAGATATGGATTGTCTGTCAACCTTGCTGGTATAAA